ATGCGGCTTTTGCGCCCCGGTTTCCGCCATTGCTTCTGCCTCATCGAAAACGAAGATGACTGGATCTTGATCGATCCCTTAAAAAGTTCGGTGCGGCTAGAGATACTGAGGCATATCCAACTACAATCGCTGATTGATCATTATCGCGCCACAGGACGAACGTTGCTTTTAGGCGCGCGCGCGCCGACGGCAACGACAGCCGAGAGTTCTATCCGGCCCATGAGTTGCGTCGAGCTGGTAAAAAGACTGCTTGCGGTTCGCGCTCCGGCTGTATGGACCCCCTATCAGCTTTACGCCTGCCTGCTTGACGGGCGGGAATTTAACGAGCCCGGCTGAACCTGACCAAAAGAGGAATTGACTACATCTGATAATAGGAATATATTCGTAGACAACAGCAAATGGAAAGCCCTTTGATGCTCGACCAGCTGAACGCTACGCTTCGGAGGGCGCGAAACCAGCGCTCTTCTTTCGAAAGCAACTGGCGCGACTGCTATGCCTACACTCTCCCGCAGCGTGGCGCCGGATTCGGTACGGCAGGTCGTGAACAGGAGACAAACGAGCGGCTGTTCGACGGAACGGCTGCGGACGCCGTCGAGCAGCTGGCAGCAAGCTTGCTGGCGGAACTCACGCCGCCCTGGTCGCAATGGTTCGGCCTCCGGCCGGGTCAGGAAATTGCGCCCGCGGATCGCGGCATCTTCGGCGAAAGCCTCGACGGTGTAGCCGATCGCATAAAGGGTCACTTCGATCGGTCGAACTTTGCCGTCGAAATGCATCAAGCACTTTTGGACCTTGCCACGATCGGCACCGCCACCTTGATGTTCACGGAGGCAGCACCCGGGAGCCTCTCGGCCTTTCAATTTCACGCCGTGCCCGCAGCTGAGATGTTTTTCTCCGGCGACCACAACGGTCAAGTTCGTCATCAGTTCAGAGCAACCAAGCTGACGATAGGCGGCCTGCAGCGGGTGTTTCCGGAAGCAGCACTGCCAGAAAGCGTTCTCGATGCCGCCCGCAGCCAAGCCGACGCTACGTTTGCCGTGGTCGAGGCTGTCATCAATGAACCTGACGGCTGCCTCTATGTGGCCTATCTCCCCGGAATTGGTGAGGCAGAGCGCAGCTCGGCGCTCCTGCGCAAAGGCCGCTTTGATCGTTCGCCGTTCATTACCTTTCGCTGGATGAAGATGGCAGGCGAAGTCTATGGCCGATCGCCCGTGATGACCGCTCTTCCTGACATTAAAACGGCAAACAAGGTCGTCGAACTCGTTCTCAAGAACGCATCGATTGCCGCGTCCGGGATATGGCTTTGCGATGATGACGGGGTGATCAACCCTGCGAACATCAAGCTCGCCCCGGGCACGATCATTCCGAAAGCTGTAGGTTCGTCCGGCCTCACCCCATTGCAAGCACCCGGGCGCTTCGACGTATCGGATCTGATCCTCGATGACCTGCGGAGTCGCATTCGCCATACGCTTTTGGTCGATCGCCTGGGCCCGGTAGCCGACAGCCGAATGACTGCCACAGAAGTCACCGAACGAAGTGCCGAAACGTCCCGGCTGCTTGGTGCTGTGTTTGGCCGGCTCCAAGCCGAGCTTGTGACGCCGCTTGTCGATCGGGCACTCCTGATTCTTCGGCGCCGCGCCGAGATCCCCGATATCGCGATCGATGGTCGCCATGTCGAACTCGACTATCGCTTGCCGCTGGCGCGCGCGCAGGCCCGACAGGATGTGACCAATGTGCTCCTTTGGCTCGAGACGCTGAAACAAATGGGTTCCGAGGCCCTGGCAGTGACCGATCCAGCAGCGGCAGCCGGTTGGCTCGCAAGAAGCCTGGGCGTACCGGGCGAACTGGTCCGCCAGGACCGAATAATGGCCTCGGATATCATCCACAATGTCGTCGACGGTCTTCTAAAATGAGGAACGCGATGCATCCCCAAGCGCAGGATCGCCGAAGCATGGACGATCTTCCGGTCGCCTTCGCGCGCTGCTTCAGCGGCACCGAAGGCCATCAGGTCCTGACGGCACTTCGTCGCCTTTACCTCGAGCGGCGCCTGGTACCGAGCGCACGCGACGCCGAGCTTTGGCATCTCGAAGGGCAGCGCAGCGTGGTGGCGCACATCATAGCCATGATCGAGCGCGGCCGCGCGGGTCTAGGACCAGCAAAAATGTCGATACACGGTTGATGGCATCGAACGATGGAACATCGCATGAACGAGCTTGTATCGAACAACGCGGTTGAGCCGTCGGAAGCATCGGCTGCGGCTTCAGATGAGGGAGTGACGGCAGAGCTGGGGGCAACGACAGCGCAGCCAATCCGGCCAGCTAACGTGCCCGAGATCTTCTGGGATGCCGAACGCGGCGCGGTCCTCACTGATAAGTTGCTGAGGGCGCATCTGGACCTTTTGGCGACCCTGCCAAGCGAGGAAGATCCCGTGCCTTTGATCTCCGACGAGGCCGCAACGTCCATCAACCCAAATGGGCCCAACGAACTTGCGGATTGCGGTCACCCTTACGAGATCGAGCCACCCCACCCACTCTTGGCCTCGAACGAAGACGTCAACCTTAAGTTGCGCCACGCGGGCTTGAGCCAGGAGCAGGCCCAGATCGTCTATAATCTAGCAGCCGAAGTCCTCGTACCTCTCATCGAAAATGTTGCCTGGGACAATCAAGCTGCGCAACATGTCGCTCGCCTGAGCCAGGATTTCGGCGGGGCGGAGGCTTGGGCACGCACCGCGCAGCAACTGCGAACTTGGGGCCGGGCCAACTTGGCACCGCAGGTCTATACCGCCCTCGCAAGCGATCCCGAGGGGATCCATGCGATGCACCAGATGATGCGGTCCTAGGAACCGCAGCTAGTCGGATCAACCGACGCGAGCTTAGCGGATCTCGACGAAACCGCCCTCAACGAGATGGTCAAGGATCCCCGCTACTGGCGCGATCGCGACCATGATTTTGTTGCGCAGGTCACCGCCGGCTTCAAAAGACTTTACCGGCGCTAGCCTTCGCCCAAACGGCAGCCTTGTTCTCACGCATCTCGTTGCAGCGCCGGCCAATCGGCGCTGCGGGGACAATTGCGGCCGATCGCCAGCACTTCCAACTAATAACGGCTGAGGCAGCCTATCCATGTCAACGACGATCGAGAATGCCTTTATCAAACAGTTCGAGCGAGAGGTTCACGAAGCTTATCAGCGTCAAGGCTCGAAGCTGCGTGCGACCGTTCGGCTAAAGAATGGCGTCCAAGGGACTTCGACGACCTTCCAAAAGGTCGGCAAAGGTTCCGCGGCCACCAAATCGCGTCACGGGACAGTACCGGTCATGAACGTCGACCACGGCACCGCCGAGGCGACGCTCCAGGATTTTTACGCCGGCGACTGGGTCGACCGTTTGGACGAGCTCAAGATTAACATCGACGAGCGCCAGATCCTCACTAATGCTGGCGCCTACGCGCTTGGCCGCAAGACCGACGAAATGATCATCAGCGCACTGGCCAGCGCGCCGAAGATTGTGGGCGCGGGAACCTCGGGTCTTACCAAGGAAGTCGTCTTGGCGGGGTTCGAGGCACTGGGCAAAAGCGACGTGCCGGATGATGGACAGCGTTACGCAATCATTGGCTGGAAGCAATGGTCCGATCTTTTGAGCCTGCAAGAATTCTCCAGTTCCGACTATATCGGCGACGAGGAGCTACCTTGGCGCGGAGCGCAGGCGAAGCGCTGGCTCGGCACGATCTGGCTGCCTCATAGCGGGCTGCCGATCGACGCTTCGGGGATCCGCAAATGCTTCTGGTATCATAAAAGCGCCGTTGGTCATGCCATCGGTCAGGACGTGACGGTTGACATCACCTGGCACGGTGACCGCGCTGCTCATTTCGTCTCAAACTCGATGTCGCAGGGCGCCACGCTGATCGACACTGACGCTGTCGTGACCATGCTGGCGAAGGAGGCTTGATCATGGCCTATACCTCAAAAAACCTGAGCGCCCTCGCCTACGCGAACGGATTCACACTCTGGCATTACAAGACCGCAGATATCTCTGCGGTTGTTGATACTAGTGGATACTTTAACGACGCCGCCAACATGTTGCGGGCGGGTGATTTTGTCTTCATCAACGCCAGTGTCGCGTTCAGCACCAACGGAACGCCCATGGCTGTGGGCGAAAATGGCGTCATGGTGGTCGTCTCGAACGTCAACGGCGTCGTCGATGTCGCGGACCTTACGGCATTCGGCAGCACGAATACCGACTGAGCCAGATCAGCGGCAAATTCTGTCTCCCGGTCGCACCGCGCCCGGTCCGGACAGCCATCCCTCGCTCTCGAACTGAAGACGTGACGCGCTGACCAGCGCCGTCGAAAGGAGCCCCATGTCTACGGAAGCGGATCTTTGCTCTGCGGCGCTGGTCAAGCTAGGGGCAGCTCCGATCACCAGCCTTAACGACAGCACCACCGAGTCGCTCATCGCATCTCGCCTCTATCCGGTTGCGCGCGACGCACTGCTCAGCTGCCATCCTTGGGACTTCACCATCGCCGAGGCCCAGCTCACTCAGGATCCGAGCGTGTCGGTGGAGAATGGGTATGCATTCGTCCTGCCGACGGATCTCTTGCGGACCATCTCGGCTGGCCCTGGGACCCTCAGTCGGGGCTGGTCTATCGCATCGTCGGCAATCGGCTACGAGCCGCCTCCGATACCGTGACTCTGACCTACCAACGTCGTCCGGACACCTCGGAGTATCCGGCGCATTTCATCTCTGCGCTGGTAGCCCGTGTGGCCGCCGAGCTCGCACTGCCTATCACCGAAAACGCCAGCCGCGCTGACGTTCTCCAAAAGTTGGCCTCGGCAGAGCTTCGCCTGGCGAGGCTTGTTGACAGCCAACAGTCGACGCCGCCGGCAATTGATGACTTTACCCTCATCAATGTGAGGTTTTGATGTCGGCCGTCACCACGCAAACGAGCTTTACCTCAGGGGAAATCGATCCAAGGGTCTATGGTCGCATCGACATTCAAGCCTTTCAGCAAGGCGCCGCAAAGCTCGTCAATCTCATCGTTCTGCCGGGCGGCGGGGTTACGCGCAGACCAGGGACGGAACTCCTTCGCGAGATCTCGCCCACGTACCGCCTTCTCGACGTGGAACTGCCCGACAGCAGGGTCCTAATAGGCATAGGCGCCAATATCCTCTGGATCTGGCGTGCTGACGGATTTTATCAAACGCTGACCTCGCCCTGGAGCGCAGCCCAGGCCGCCAATGTCCGCTGGGCGCGGCGGCGTGACACCTTGTTGCTATGCCACCCGGATGTCGAGCCACGGCAGCTTTTCCGTAATTCGACGGGGGCCTGGGAATTGAGTTCGTTCCCGTTCTCCTCCGCCATCGGCGTGGCCGGGACGCCCCTCACCCACAAGCCATTCATGCAGTTCAGCGACATTGAAATCGCACTGCAGCCTATTTTGACCGGCGACGAAACGCAGGCGATCGCCGCAGGCGTGCAGGTTGTCGTCAAGGCTTCCGTACCGATGTTTACCGCCGCACACTTGAATTGTCGCCTCAAGATCAAGGGGCGGCAGCTCACGATCAACAATGTGCTCGATTCGGCAAGGGTTACCGCGCTGACCGACGAAGCCCTGATCGACGGCAGGGCCACAGTCGACTGGGGCGAGGAGGCATTCAGCGCCGCACGCGGCTGGCCGGTTGCGGTGGCCATGCACCAAAACCGCCTCATTATCGGCGGCAGCCGCGATGCGCCAGACCAGATCTGGATGTCGCGCAGCGGTGCCTATTTTGACTTCGACATGGGGACCGGGCTGGACGACGAGGCCCTGGCCTTTCGACTGACAGGAGAGCGTTACCATCGGATCATCGGACTTCTGTCCAACAGGCATCTCCAGGTGTTCACCGCCGTTGGCGAATGGATCATCAGCGGAGACCCGATCACGCCCGCTAATGTCGAAGTTAATTTGCAAACTACCGTCGGATCGCTGGCATCGGCATATGTGCCGCCCCTGAGCGTTGACGGCGCCACTCTCTTCGTTAGCGGCAGCGGTAGCGAGCTGCGCGAATTTCTCTACACCAACACCGAAGATGCCTATCAGGCGGCCGACCTCGCCATATTGTCGCGCCACCTGCTTAGCCAACCCATCGACATGGCGTTCGACGGCGGGCGTCGGCTGCTTTGCATCGTCCGCGCCGATGGAGTTTTGGTCACGGTAACGATCGACCGAAACAGCAATGTAGCGGCTTGGGCTCAGCATGTTTTGGCGGGATCGGCGACGGCAATCCTCGCGACCGCCGATGGCCTGTTCCTCGTCATTCGCCGCGCTGGAAGGTGCTTTCTTCAAAGGTTCAATGATGCGCTCAGCATGGATCAAACTCTGATACAGACTGCAGCGGCACCTACGGTCCAGTGGACCGGTCTGGACCTTCTTTCCGGGAACAATGTGACCGTCACGAGCAATGGCCGCTTCATCGCGGACACCAGTCTCACGTCCGGCACCTTGACGCTTTCTGAAGCCGTCACGCGAATTGAATGCGGCCTGAGGTTTTCGCATGTCGCCGAAGCGATGCCGATCGCTGGGGGAAATAACGGCCTGGCACTTGATACGATCTATCGCACTGTAGCTGTCACCGCTCGATCGGCGGCAACGGCAACAGTGATGCTCGATGCGGGAAATGGCTTGAAACAGCTTAAGCCTGAGAGCGCCTCGGCTGTTCAGGACAACCACATGCGCGCCTTCGGCTGGCGGCGGCCCCTGGACGGCCCTCCCTGGCGTATCGAGCAAGACAGTCCCGAGCCATTCACACTTCTCGCAGTTACCCACGAAGCCAAGGTGAACACGTAATGGGCGCAATAACAAGTCTCGCAGCGGCTGGCCTGGAGACGGCCCTGGCGAGCAAACGTGCAAAAACCGAAGATCAATCGGCAGCGTCCGATCGGCAAGTGCGCACGCAGACCCTGATCGACAATGCCGCTGAGGATCGACGCAGCACGGATGCGGCATTGAAGCGACGACAGGCGCAGGAGCGGGCCCGTGCTGGCGCAGCCGGCGTTGCAAGCAGCGGCGGATCGATCGACGCGGTATTGCAAGGGTTGCAGGAAGATGCTGATGCCGACCAGGCCGCGACGACCACGCAGCTCAAGGACAGCCTGGCCGGCCTGGATGCCGAGTATAAACAGCGCTCGGATCGCAATCTGCTCTCCTACGACAGCAGTCTCGCTCGTGCCGGAACGAGCCTTCTGAGCGGGCTCAGCCGTCGCAGTCTGCTAGACTAAACCAACGCGCATGAACGAGGAGCACAGCCGGCAATACGCGGCCTTGGTTACACCGCGCACCATCGCTCCCTCCCCCGCGGCAGGCATCGATTTCCTACCCTTCGTCGAGGTCTGGAACGAATTACAGGGCTATGAGACGCCGCCGCTTCATGAGACCATGATCGATTGGTTGCAAAGCGGTGCGGACAGGAAGAGTGCCTGCCAACTTTTGATGGTGTTTCGTAACGCCGGAAAATCGACGTTGATCGGTCTCTATGCGGCTTGGCGCCTGAAGTGCGATCCCAATCTACGTATTCTCGTCATCTCGGCCGATTATGCCCTTGCCTGCAAGATGACCCGCAACGTCCGACGCATCATCGAACGTCACCCAGCGATGGTCGAGCTCCGGCCGAAACGCAAAGAGTTATGGGCTGCCGACCAACTCACGGTCGAGCGGTCCATGAACTTGCGAGATCCCTCGCTTCTGGCTCGCGGCATCGCCGCCAATATCGCGCGCGGATCTGGTAATCTGCGACGATGTTGAAGTCCCCAACACAGCCGACTCGCCCACAAAGCGGGAGGACCTACGCGAGCGTCTGGGCGAGATACCTTTCGTTCTCGTGCCTGGAGGCACCCAACTCTTCATCGGTACACCACACACCTTCCAGTCGATCTACGCCGAACATGCCACCGAAGAGGGACACGAGAGTCGGAGTCCATATCTGGCCTCGTTCGATCGTCTCGTTCTGCCGATTTATGATGAGGAGGGTGAGAGCCGCTGGCCGGAACGCTTCAGCAACGGGCATATCGAGGGGATCCTCGAGCGGACCGGCCCGGCTGCATTTCAAAGTCAGATGCTGTTGCGCCCGAATGCCGGACACCAGATTCGATTAGATCCCGACAAGCTGCGCCTCTACGATTCCGATTTGGTCTTTTCCTCATCCAATGGCGGGCATCTGCTACTGCTGGACGGGAAGCGCCTGGTCTCAGGCATCAGCTTTTGGGATCCGGCATACGGCCGGGACGTGCGCGCCGACTCGAGCGTAGTGGCGCTGGTCTATCTTGATGAAGATGGTCACTACTGGCTGCATGCCGTGCGCTATCTCCGGGTAAACGACGGTGTGGATGCCAAAGAGGATGCGGCCAGCCAGCAATGCCGTTCCGTGGCTCAGTTCCTAAAGGAAAGTCGCCAGGGCCACATCATTATCGAGAATAATGGCATAGGCCAGTTCCTGCCGTCGACGCCGCGCCGCGTCCTGCAAGAGGAGCGTTTCTCCGCTTCCGTTGTTTCCATCGCGAGCGCAGGGCGCAAGAGCGATCGGATATTGAATGCACTTGATCCCATCATGGCGGCCGGGCGCCTCCATGTGCATCGATCCGTGTGGGACACGCCTTTCATCCAGGAAATGCGTGAATGGAGTCCGGTCAGTCATAGCCGTGATGACGGATTGGATGCCCTTAGCAGTTGCCTTCGTCATCTGCCACAACGCCCCCCCCTGGCGCGCCGGCGACCATACCATTTCCGACGAAAGACTCACCCCACAGCCATGGATGAGGACGTTTACGGCGAACACCAACTTTGCACTTTAGAAAGCCGCGATGGTGCCGCTTCCACGCGCTCGGGCAAGCCGATAAACGCTGATCGTCTCCAACTTGTCGTCGCTATTCCGGCGCCACGGGACAGGGGCATCATCAGGCCATTCCCCAGCTCCTATCGGAACGGCAACTTATCCCTAACGGGCGCGAAACTCGGCACAACTTGGCTTCCTGACACCGAACGGTCATTTTGGGGTCGAACGCGCAGGATTGCGGAAAGACCCGAGGCCGACGGGCTCGGTCCTTCTCCGCGCTGAGGACTCCGGCTTGCCTCAGGTTGAGTTTTGAATTCTGAAGCTTTATCAGCGCTTCGCGCATGACCGGATGGGTGGCCGAGTGGTTTAAGGCAACGGTCTTGAAAACCGTCGTAGGTGCAAGCCTACCGTGGGTTCGAATCCCACCCCATCCGCCACTTCGGTATAAAACCGGGAACGCCGATTCCCGCCGATTTCCCTCCTTTTGCAGCCACCAACGTCCGCAATAGGGTGCTTTTCGTCCCCATGATGCGGATTGCGTCGTCGGCAACCTCGACGCGCTGGGCGAAGGCCCGGACGTGTTCCCGCCGATAGCCCCCCTTTTCCTGCCGGAGCCGACGGCGTGCTTCGCTCGCCATTTCCCGCACGGCTGCGCCTGAAAGGGAGTGATGGGACGCGCTCGCCAGCATGGCCTCGGTGCGTGCGGCGTCGGCCCGCGCCTGATCCCGAAGCGCGGTCAGGCCGGTGATGCGTTCTCCGAGCGCCGATTCGGCCGGGTCGAGTGAGCCGGACTCGATCGCGTCATAGAGACGCTTGAGGCGCATGTCGGCCTCGGCCGCGCGCTGGTTCAATTCGGCAATGTGCTTGCTGCGCCGCTCGACGCCCTCCTGCCGGCGATCCAGCAGCGAGGCGAGGACTTCTTCGATCCGCTCCGGGTCGAGCAAGCGCTCCTCGATATGGCCGACCACCACGCGGTCGAGTTTGTCCATACGGATCGCACGGCCCTTGCAGCCGGTTTCGCCCTGCCGAGCGCGGATCGAACAGGCATAATAGCGATAACGGCCATTCTTGCCGGTGCGCAGCGTCATGGCCCCGCCGCAGTTGCCGCAATAGCAGATGCCGGTGAGCAGGTTCGGGCCGCTTACGACGCGCGGCGGCGTCACCTTCGGATTGTTGGCCTGCAACCGTTGCTGGATGGCGTCGAACGTCTCGCGGTCGATCAGCGGCGGCACCTCGACGGTGACGACTTCCTCGACCGGCTTCAATTCTTTGGTCTTGGTCCGCTTGTTGAACTGATGCTCGCCGATATAGGTGCGGCGGGTCAGGATGCGGTGAAGCTGGCCGATACCCCAACGCCCGCCGCTGCGCGTGAACATGCGGTTCTTGTTGAGGTAGTTGACGATGGCCTTCACGCCCATCGGGCCGGACGTGCCATCCCCTTCCAGGGCGAGCCGGAAGATCATCCGCACCGTGTCGGCGTGCAGCGGGTCGATCTCCAGCTTCTTCTTTATCTTCGATCCACGCTGTTCGGCATCGATCACGCGGTAGCCGATGGGCGGCAGAGAACCGTTCCAGAAGCCTTGCCGGGCATTCTCCTTCAAGGCGCGCAGGACGTGCTTGGCATTCTCCTTCGACTGATATTCGTCGAACAGGGACATGATCCGCCGCATCATGTCGTGGATTGGATCGTCGCCAAGCTCCTGCGTCATCGAGATGAGCTTGACGCCGTTCTTCGCCAGCTTCCGGTAATAGAACTCCATCTCGAATTCATCGCGGAAGAAGCGCGAGAAGCTGTGAACCACGACGACATCGAACGCGGGCGGCTTGGTGGTGGCTGCCTCGATCATCCGCTGGAACTCCGGGCGGCGGTCGTTCGTGGCGCTGTTGCCCGGCTCTACGAAGGTTTCGACAAGTTGATAGCCGCGCGTCTCGCAATAGGCTTCGCCCTGCCGCTGCTGGTCGGGAATCGACACGTTATGCTCGGCCTGCCGCGGGGTCGAAACGCGCAGATAGAGAGCGGCGCGCTGCGCGACATGCGGACTCTGGATATTCAT